AAAGTAGTCTCTGGTAATTTCTAGTGTGTCTAGGTTACGAATGTCTACTGGGTCTTGGAAGATAGTATCACTACCCTCTGTAAAATAGAATACACCAGACAAATATGAGTAATTATGTCGGTGTAAAGGGTGTCCTACACCTGATCCTGCGGGTGCAAAGTTTGCCCATGCGAGTGAGATTTTAAGTGCTTCTGCTTGTAGTGCAAGATCACATCTAATATAGTCTAAACAGTCCTCAAAGAACCCACATAGAGGTTTCATGGGTTCTTCTTTGTGTATGTCTCCACGACTTGTCCTAACACCCGCAGGAAAATTATACATTGCCATTTCCAGAGTCTTTGCAAACTCATGTGCCTGATGCATCATTTCCATATCCTCCCCTTCTAGTCTAAATTCATAGACTGTTGTAGGAAATAAATCATGCTTCTTGATCGTCATCGTCCCACTTCTTTGGTGAATGATATACTAAAACAAACGCATCACATTTAGGACACGATAGGTTAGTAACTATATTGTATTCTTCATTGCAGTAGTCCTCACCATCGTGATCACCACCCCAAATCAGTTCGGTATTACAGTGCCAACAGTTCATTGAAATTCACACCTCATCATTAGTTCTGTCATGAATGCAACCAGATTAATTTCCTGATCCATAACAAAGTTTGCTTTGTATTGATACTCACCCATGATGAGAACCGCTTCGGGTATACTCTTTGGTTTCATGTAAGTGTACATGGTATCGTATACCTTCCTCATAATTATCTGAGGTTCATTATCTAGGTTCTGAACAACCCACTTCTTCATGTTTGTAAACTCTCTCTTTTTGAGATAGGTTACCAGATCAGATACTGCCAGATCTGCACCACTACCAAGAATCCCAGTATCAATTTTGCCTTTACTAGAATACTTCTGTAATTCATTTAATGTTCTCCTAAAATCTGGAAAGTATTTCTGTATGATTAGTGCTACAACTTTCTTTTCATACTCAATCTTGTTGATATCTAGTATTGTTTTGACTCTATCAAAGAAAGATGCTGCCATTTGTGCTCTCTCTTTTCCTTTGACATTGAAATCTACAACAGAACAACGTGAGTGAATAGGATCGATGATCCTGTTCTTGTAGTTGCATGTAAATATAAATCTACAAGCATTCTGGAACTCTTCAATATTACCACGCAATAACATTTGTACATCAGGTGTACAATTATCTGCCTCATCTATAATTATAACTTTGTGCTTTGCTTTTGATGTAAGAGAAACACTAGCAGCAAATGACTTTGCTTGATTTCTTACAGTATCTAAGAATCTACCTTCATCAGATCCATTGATAACAAAGAAATCTGCTTCTAGTTCATTACATAATGCCTTAGCAATAGTTGTCTTACCTATGCCTGCGGGTCCTGCTAGGAGAAGATTAGGTATCTCTCCTTGTTCAACAAAACCTTCAAACATTTGAGACGTATTCTCAGGAAGAATACACTCTCTCACATTGGCGGGACGATATCTCTCGACCCACAAAAAATCATTCATAATAAAATTAAACCCAGTTAGGTTTACGATCAGGTTTCCTCAGATAATTATTGCATACCCAAGGTTTAGATGCAACATAACGTTTGTATGCATCAAATGTAGAAATAGATTTGTCATGCTTGAACTCATCGTACATAGCACGAGCAAATGGTGTAGGACCTAGATCTTTCTTAGGAAAGATTTGGTCTGCTACAAGTATTGTATCATGACAAGTATGTCTTTTACCATACCTGTGTGTATATTCCTCACATAAGGCAAGACCATGGTCAATTAACCACCGCCAGTTTTTCTGTGCCCACTGTGTGCAAGGATGATTACGAAAGGCACCCTTCTCGGTCTTGTATGGTTGACCATCAGCACGAGGTAGAGTGCCAAAAGAATGACCCCATTCCTCTGATGCTACGATTGATAGCATTTGACAGGTTTCTAGGGGCATTTTGACAATGTGTTTGTCAGGTAAAGATTGTGCAGACTTAACAGGGTCTGGATCTGTAACAAAGATGTTCATTCGTTAGACCTCCATTGCTTTCTCATGTTAACATATGTTTCATTTTTTGCAACCATGTCTCTAACTTTCTTAAATATTCTAGCAGACTTAGCAAACTTATTAGTCATATGATCTGGTTCTTGGGGTTTGACGTTATGATTCTCATCATATTTGTTGCCATCTTTATGATTAGCATAACGTCTTGATCTAGTAAAACCCATTTCCAAAAACTTACGACACATATCCATACCTATGAAGTCTTCCTCTTCTAGGTAATCTAGATACATGTCGAAGATAGTATGTGCAGACATCATTGCTATCTTTGGTGTCTTAAACCTCCAATGAGCACATATATCATTAGTATAAGGGCGAACCAAAAGGACTCCCTGTTCTCCTCTTCCAATACGATAAAGTTTACGAGTCTCCTCGTCCGTAAAATCAAGTGATTTATAATCGAGGTCATAATCAAACTCTTTCATTAATGTGGATTATAGTAAGTGAGGATTAAAAATACTATGAATATAATAACTAGAAAAATTAGACCGTACAACATCAATACTCCGAATCAGGTTCAAGTGCGACTAGCAATTCAAGATTAGTTAATTCTTTCTTTGCTGTTGATTTTATTATAGCAGATAGTTTAGCAACTTTGCTAGTGAATAGTTCAACGTTATAACCTGATACAATATTTGATTTACCACCTAGTGTAGGGCATACAATTCTAAGGTTCTCAGTCTTAACACAGAAACAGAACTCTTTATCTGATGCTCCTAGATCAACTGTGAATACATTAGATGATGAGTTACGTTTGTCTGTAACCATTGCACTTAGATTACCACTGTCTGCTACGAAACAAATGTCTGGGAGACTGTATGTTGCAGCAGCATTGAACATTTTCTGGAAGTCTGCATACTCAATACTTACTTTCTGTACTGGGTCACCTAGGTTAGCAAGTTTATCAGGAGGAGCAGTAATCATTCTCTCGTCAGCATAGTAATACTTCATCTTACTACGTCCGTGACTGATATTAACTAGGTTCTCTTGGAAGTCTACATCACTCTTCAATCTCTCTCCACCTGATACAATGTTCATAGTGTTTAAGAAGACGTGTAGATCATAGATCGGTGCCTTTACTGGTATGTTTAGAGTGTTAAAGTCTGCCACTCCCATAATATTTTTGTTGTTAGAGATTGTAGATACTCTCTGACCAGGTTTCAAAAGTATAGAAGGATTAATAAGTTTAAAGATATTAAAGACTTCTAGTTGTTCATCAGAAATTTTCATAGATTCAGTGATCATTATCAAAGTTGGAGAAGTGGTACAGTAATATAGCATAGTGCATGACTTTCAATAAGTCCTGCTTGTTCTTGCCATTTTTCTTGCCAAACCTAGCAGCATATTTTATGATGTTAGATTGACAAAAGTCAGACACAGTACCTATGGACTCTAAGAGGTCTAAGGTCTGTGTCTTGTCTTGATCATCCCCTACATAATGTCCTTGGTATGTCTTGTCGACATACTCTTGGACAATTTTTAGGGTCTCGTTTTCACGATATTTGTTCATAGATCTATCTTAGCAGATAAATTAGTCTGCGTCAACTTCGAGTGGTGTATCTCCTAGATCAACCTTAGCATCTATCTTAGAATATAATTCTAGGAATGCTGCCTTTGTCTCGTCGTCGAATCTGTTTAAGCAAAGTTTGATTGCTTTTAGTCTATCCTTGAAGATAGCGAATGCACGAATGATGTGTACAAGTCTACGAGTAGAGATGACTTCATCAACACCACCTTCTTTGAAGGTCTTACGGATGATCTCTGCCCATGTACCGAGGTTCTCGATGTACTCGTCATCACAGCAGTTCAACTCTGAGCAGTAGTTATGTAGTAACTTCTGTTCGATCTTGATAGAAGGATACTCTTGCTCGAATGTGAGTGGGAATCTTTCTAGGAATGCTTCGTTTAGAACATTAGTGCCAACAAAGCGACCATCGTCAGAACCTTTTCCCTTGGTGTTAGCGGTTGCCACCACTGTGAAACCCTTCTCGGGGTAAACTTGTTTACCGATCTTCTTAATGAATACACCGTTGCCCTCCAAGATTGATTGTAAGCATAATATTTTGTTTGATGCTAGGTCTAACTCGTCGAGTAATAGAACTGCACCTCTTTGTAGTGCTTCGAGCACTGGACCGTTGTGCCATACTGTGTTGCCATCAACGAGTCTGAAACCACCGATCAAGTCATCTTCGTCAGTCTCAACTGTG